TAACGCCGCTGGGCAAGTACACTAATCTAGTTTTATTACTATTAATTTTACATTTTTGTATAACAGTTATGGTTGTAAATTTTAGATATATTGATAGACTAAATACCACGATAGAAACGATGTGGCACGAGATTGAACAGGTGAAAGATACTAATATTAAACTGTACCAATTTATCGAGGAACACGGAGATGACATTACAGGACGATAAAATTATGAGACATAAGATTCCGGATCGGATGATGAGCACCACTTTCACTTTACCGATAGATAATCGTAAAGTAGTAGGGATTGTAAATTATATTGCCGATGATAATGGTATTACACCGTTAGCTTTATGGGTTAAAATTAAACCAACGGATTCTTATATAGATAGAGAGCTACGTGCAAGTGGTAAACTAATATCAAGATGTTTGCAGCACGGTGAAGATTTAAAAGACTTGGCAGAAACGTTAAGTCAAGACAATATTATTGGGCAAATGGTACATTACTTTCAAAAGAATATAGAAGACATTATTATGGGTAACCAGCCCGACAAAAAACAACGTATGTTATCGACCGATCCGTATGTGTCGATGATGAAGGAATAACAAAATGAAAAAACCAAGAATAGGTGACAGTTTTTTATCTTTGACTATTAGTGATGCTGAGGAATTTGATATTACTTGGATTCCTGAAGGCGCTGAAGAAGACGGCGACAGAATGGTAGAGATTGATTTACCGGCAAACACTGTTGATAGAATATGTAAGAAAAAATATGGCCATACTAATTGGGCAAGAATGTCGACGATTTCTCCCGAAGATTTACAGAGGAATCCTGCTGATATTGACTATGAAGAAGGAATAGTATATTTTAAAAATTCAACACTTGTATAGGATATTTTATGGCATTACCTGCATCAGGGGCTATTTCGTGGCAAGACATTAGGGATGAATTTGTACAGACTGGGGCTTTTGCTTTAACACAATGTTATAGATCCAATGGTAGTTCGGTTATGCCTTTTACCGCTGGTACTTCTGGTATTCCCTCAAGTGGTGCAATTTCAGCTTCTGATTTTCAAGGCAAAAGTGGTTATGGTACCTTTCAAACTTTTGTTGCGGGTAGTATGATTGCATTAGATAAAAACAATGCAAGTTATGACAGGCCAGGTTTTGATTTAAATGCTGGTAGTACTGGTGGTAGTAGTAATGGTACTATTAAAATCGGTGGTAATAACAAAAGGGCTATGGTAAGCAGGCTTAGTTGGATTCCTAGTGGTAGTTATGATCCCACTACAGAATTAGATATATATTTTAATCAAGCCGGTGATATTAATACCATAGCTGCGGGGACATATGATTCAGGTGATCTTAATTTATCTAATGCAAATGGTTCTGTTTCTGGTAGTTTTTTATATAATAAAACTCTAACAATCTATAACGGCACGGGGACGGGTGGTAGTGTGGTACTTACTTCCGTTATTGCAACTAATGCAGGTCAACAAAGTTTGGACTCTACGTCCAGCAATCAAACTCAATATCACGCACCCAGCAATCAAACAGGTCGTTTTGGTGTTAAGGCTACTTATGAAAGTGCAACTCTTACTACAGGAAACACTTATAGTTTCACAATAACATAATGGCCACAATAACTTTTAATAGAACTGTAGATACTGATCCGAACAACACGGATACATTTGTTTATGTGTACACGCCAAACGAATCAGGTTTAACTACTAAAACTTTTACTATTGAGCGAGATGTATATTATGATGTAGGTGCTAGAGAAACTATTTTTGTAGGCGAGTGGCTCGCGGAACTTGGTTATGATGCGTCAAAATATTATGTTAATACTAGTGGTGTTGTAACCGAAAAAAATGACATTGAACCTAGTGTATTAATACCAGATATGGGTAATGCTAATTATACTGAACCGGAAGAGTTATGATCGTAACTATACCTTTTGACATAAAAAATATTGCTAACAAATTACAACTAGGTGTTGGGTGGAATACGGCGCCAGGACAAAAAATGGCTCGAGAAAACCACGCAGAACACGTCAAAGATAGTGCGGGTAATTTGATTCATACCCAAGTAGCGGACAAGCCTTATTTAATTACGTCTTCTAATAATTATTTTCTTATCGAGGGTAAGATAAGACTAAAATATATTTGGGCTGAAGGTGATGAATTTGATCTAACTCATTTAAATGAGTATGAAGATATTATGAATGCTGTAAATACAGCTGCAAGTTCTTTAACGCGAACGACAAATTCTATTACAGCAGATTATGTTTGTAAAGAAATTCCAGGTGATTGGAGCTTTAGTGGTGCTAGAATTGAACCTAATTGTTTACAAGCAAGTGTAGAGATACTTACCGCACAAACAGTTATCATTTGTCCGATGCAGTATCAAACAGGTTGGACGTTTGAAAAAATTGATATACCGGTTGGCGGAACAGTAACATCAACTAAGGTAGGAACAGAAGAATACATATTCTTTGGTCAAAGTTGTACGGTGGGAGCTAAGGGTATTAATAAACACGATATTAAAAAACAAACCTCCGCAAGTTTAGATATAACAAATAACAGTGATAGGTTTTGTAGGTTAGTTAGAATCTATAAATGACCGAAATAATTCCACCTAAATACGACAAACTATATTTAACGGTTACTTATTTATTATTTACCGGTATTACATTAGCAACTATACCCTTTGCGCTGTACGCATTGGACCCAAGATTATTTATTAGTTATGGCCTGGCGGTAGTAGTTGGCACGTTAGGCACGAACGTTGGTTATCATCGATTATTTACCCATAAAGCGTTTCGCACGACACCGTTTTGGTATAATTTCTTAGCGTTTTTTGGTGTGTACGGCACCGTTGCGGGCCCGATCGGTTGGGTCGCGACGCACTTACACCATCACCGGCATCTTGGAACCGACATGGATCCACACACACCGTGGACCACGGACAATTGGTTCGTTGGGTGGCTGCGAACATGGCTGCCATTGTGGATGAATATACCGGAACCGGACGTTAGGTTATTAGTGGGGGTAAGACATCTGCTAACAAATAAGTTTATATTGTTCTTACATAAGTGGGCGCCAATCCAGGTCTACGGAACGTGGCTCGGGGTTTGGTGGTTGTTAGGTTGGGAGTGGTCTTTGATTTTAGTTATATGGCCGATCAGTTATTCGTTGATTAGTCAGTTTGTAGTAAATTGGTTTCATTATGATATCGACTTTGTTCACAAACACCGAACCTTTTTTAATATATTTATTGGTGGTGAAGGCAACCACAAAGAACACCACGATCGTCCAAGAGATTACTCAAAAGACTATCCAATTAAATATTTTATTGATATGATAAAACTATGACAATACCACAACTTACCGGACATAAATATAAATACGTAGGTAGTTGTGATATAGTGGATACCGACGAAAAATACATAAAAGAGTTAGAAAGAACCGTAGAAGAATATTTTGATTATTGGGACTATTCTGTCTACGAATGGAAAGAAGTATTATGGCCAAAAATAACAGCATTGAGTATAGAGAACCGGCAACTAAAGGCAGAATTAACTATGTTGAAGAAAGCAATAGAGAAAGCCAAAAGAATGACCAACCAAAAACTAGACTAGAACCTGGTAGCAGCGAATGGTCGCGTTATTGGAGTCTTGTTTTTAAAAGAATGAAATAGTAATATGGATTTAATAAATATAAATAAATATGATTATCCCAATAGTTCACGAGCTAGTTTATCGGGTCTTAGACATTATACTATCGATGGTACTGAGGAGAGACTACCTTCTGTTACCACTGTTCTTTCACAGACTCAAATGGAAGATAAAAAAGCTAGCTTACAAAGGTGGCGCGATCGTATCGGCCATAAAAAAGCGGCTGAAATAACTAATACCAGCGCGACACGCGGTACGGCGATGCATTTATACCTGGAGAAGTATTGTCTAGGTGAGGGTTACATGGACCTGACAGACCTAGGGATACAGGCCAAGAAGATGGCAGAAAAGATCGTGGACCGTGGGATTGATAACAGAATTGACGAGGTGTATGGCAATGAAGCAACGTTGTATTATCCTGGTTTGTATGCCGGTAGCTGTGATTTGATTGCAAGGTTGGATGGTAAGCTGACTATTATTGATTTTAAACAATCTAATAAACCTAAACAAAAAGAATGGATTCGTGACTATGAGCTTCAAATGGCCGCATATGCAATGGCCCATGATGCAGTGTATGATACGGAGATTGATTGTGCGGTGAATATGATTTGTACACCTGATCTATACTACCAAGAGTTTAGAATAGAAGGTGAAGATTTACGCCAAGCAAAATATGATTTTTTAAGAAGATTGGATAAATTTTATGGCTAGTATGTATTTTGTAATAACTATTGTACTGACATTTCACAATGCTGATTTGTCAATTGGGCATGAGTATACTTTAAAAACGTTTAACGACACCTGGAGCTGTCATAGATACACTTCAGAAAACAAGATGGAGCTGTTGACACCACATATATTAAACTACGGCGAAACCTTAAAGGGCTTTGAATTCTATTGTGAAAGCAGATATGCCGAAGAAATCTAGAGGCTACAGTATAGTGAAAAATAGGGACACCCTTTGTTTATTTTTAACGAACTTGAAATCACCCTGGTAATGGTGGTAATTAGGTTAAATATATGAAAACATTAACAAAAGTGTCTACCATTTCACTTTTTGAAAACGGTAGGAGTGGTAGATACAAATCAATTTTTGGCAGTTTTCTCCCACTTGGCGTGCGAGGGATTATTGGTGGATTTTTACGAACACGAGGGGTCCCTTTTTTCTACTATACCACAGCCTCGAATACATTTATAAAAATACTATGATAAGAAAAAAGAAAAAACCTACAGCAGTGCCCGCAGCCAAAGGTAAGCCAACTATGGTTAAGGTTGGTTATCGGGATATTAAAATAGAATGGATAGCTCCTGATTTTAAAACAGACGAATTAACTGATTGTTATGGTCAGTACAAAGCAAGAGAAGGTGTTATTCAACTACAAAATTCTTTATGCGGACAAGAAGAAAGTAATACTTTATTACATGAAATAATGCACGCATGCTGTTATGGTGCTGGGCTTAATCAAGCTGACATGCCATTAAAAGATGAAGATAAAGAAGAAATAGTTATAAATCAATTAAGCAACTATATTATGGGTGTATTTAGAGACAATCCTTGGCTTCTAGATTATTTAAAAAAACACATTAATGAAAACAATCACTGACGACATTCTTGAATGGTCTGAACAACACCTAGAACCGAAGAATAAACATTTAGGTAATGTACCTGTGTGTCCTTACGCACGTACAGCTAGACTTAAAAAAACCTACAGAATATTAGAGTGTAAAAACTTTAATGCTTTTCAAGATGCCATAATAGAAGGTGCAGAACTAGCAAAAGATCCGGAGATACAAATAGTTATAGTTGGTTGTGATGATATACAGTATGAACCAGAAGAACTAGATTCAGTTATAGATATACTAAATAGGGTATTAGTTCCACAAGATATATATCTTATGGGGTCACATCCCTGGGATGAAGAAGAAGATGAGCCGGTTGAGTTTTTAGAAACTGGAGAGTGGGAACCTGAAAACGAGTTTATGATGGTGCTTATACAAAAATTTGACGAATTAGAAAAAGCTAGTGACAATTTACGTAAAACTGGATACTATGACAACTGGCCATCAGACTATTATGAGGGCACAGTTTTAAAACGACAATCTTATAGGAGATACAGAAATGACTGAACTAAAAAAGACTCCAGAAGGTAGTAAAGGCAAAGGATTACGTAGTTTACCTAAGGAAGTTAGAAACAACATGGGCTTCATGAAAAGAGGTGGTGCTGTCAAGAAAAAAATTAAAAAGAAAAAACGCGCTGGTAAAATGGGCGGCGGCATGATGAAAAAAAGAATGTCTCGTGGCGGACGTACAAATAAAATGGGCGGCGGCATGATGAAAAAACGAATGAAACGTGGAGGTAAAGCGTAATGGCTAAAGATACACACGTAACAAAAGACGGCAGAACTGTTAAAAAAGGTTTGTACTACTACATGAATCGAGCTAAGAAAAAAGGTACTAGTAAACCTGGCAAAGGAACTGTTACTGATAAAGCTTTAAAAGCATCTGCTAAAACTGCAAAAAAACCAACTAAAAAGAAAAAAAAGAAAACTAGCTAATGGCAACTAGTCGGGGGCAAATACCAAAGACCACTACTGGTAAGGGTGCGAATTATCGCAAAACTAAATCAGGCGCAGGTATGACAGCTAAAGGTGTAAAAGCCTACAGGCGTGCTAATCCAGGCAGTAAATTAAAAACAGCGGTAACTGGTAAAGTTAAGCCCGGCAGTAAGGCAGCGAAAAGAAGAAAATCTTATTGCGCTAGATCAGCAGGTCAGTTAAAAAGATCCTCAGCTAAAACACAGAACGATCCAAATTCTAGAATAAGACAGGCTAGAAGAAGGTGGAAATGTTAACATAATTTATATATCGGGGGATACATGTTAAGAAATTTTATAATAATTATATTTGCAGTGTGCTTAATGCTTTGGACTTTTGGTGCAATAATGGACCAAGCAATGGCAGACGTAACTGGTGCAGGATCAACAACAAACGATCAAGTAACTTCTGGATCATCTTCTAGCAATACTGCAATTACAGGAGGCTATCACAGTGAAGCAACCACAAACTATCAATCAGGATCTTCTCAAAGTACAACCACAACCAACACAACTAACAACAATAACAACTCCTATACAGGAGACACTAGAACTGTGCCTTCAGCATCTGCTCCTGGTATCTCTGCTATGTCTCAAGATCTGTGTACTGTTGGCGTTGGTATAGGAATACAAAAACCATTAATAGGTGGTAGCATAGGTATTACAAAACGTGATATGAATTGTGAGCGTATGAAGTTAGCTAAACTTTTGTTTGACTTTAATATGAAAGTTTCAGCAGTAGCTATTTTATGCCAAGACGCAAGAGTATTTCAAAGCATGGTTATGGCCGGCACACCTTGTCCTTTTCAAGGAAAAATTGGTGATGACGCTTTAGCAGAATGGAATAAATATGACCAACAAAGACCAGACTACGAAGAGTATACTAAAGCTCTAAGAT